TTTTCTCACATCTTCCTCTTTTCCTTTTGACTGGTGTCTACAGATGTATTTTATAGCGTTCCCTTCTGCAAAAAGCAACTTGTTTTCATTTATAAAATGTGCTGGCTGAATTTTCATATTGCGGTAGTGTTTCCCGCCTACCTGTTTTTCTAAAGTATCGTATGTTGTACCTTTAAATAAATCTTTGTTAGTCATTTTTTTCTCCTCTTGGATCTAAATCCATATTTTTTATTCCATCTTTTATTACTTATTGTTTTCATAATCTTCATACTCCTTTATTAATTTTTCAGATGGGTGCCATACATCCACTGCTGAATGACAGTTCGGACAAGATAAATTACTTACAATATCATAGTCTTCATTATCTTCAGTGTCGTGATCTCCACCCCAAATTAATTCTGTTTGGCAATGCCAGCAATTCATTATTTTTTCTTTTTCATATCATTCATTTTTAACATTTCTAATTGACAGTAGTGTACAATTTTTTTAAGATCCTCTACTCCCCCTTTCCGCTGATAGCGACAAACATATTTAATAACGTTGCCTTGAAAGAACGAGAGATCATTTTTAGAAATAAACTCATAGGGTTGAATAGGAAATTTTGTATAATGATTCCCACCAACCTGTGTGTATTGTGGAAATGATTCTTCGAATATATCTTTATGCGTCATAGTTTTTCTCCCTTTTTAAATATAATTGTTTTAAGTTTTTTAGAAATCCTTCCTCCCATACCCAGAATCTATCAGTGTATGATTCCATATTACCTGGCATTCCAACATAAGAATATGAACGATCTTTTTTAAGCCATGATCTAGGTACCCACATCTCAACAGGATCTAAAAACTTTTTAAATTTTTTGTATAATTTATTATACTTTGTGCTTTTAACTTTATTTACTTTTATCAAAACAGCTTTCGGTGTTTTTCTTAATACATCAAATTCAATTTGTCTGTGAAAAAATGTACTCATAGTTGATACTCCTTTATTTTCTTTTTAGCTTTCAATTTGTATAAGTTATTTCTTGCTCTTGTGATACCCACGTACCACACTCTATGCTCTTCATCTTGTTTGTCAACACTTAGACGAATACTTTTCTGTACTTTAGAACCTTGGTGTAAAGAAAGTATTACATTATCTTCTTCACCACCTTTTATTGCATGAATAGTTGATAACCATATCCTTGCATTTTCATAAAGTTTTTCACCCCCAGAAATTATATTTCGAATGTAAAGTATTTCTTTCTGATCAGCTACGAAAATATCATACCAATTTTTTTCAGGATCCCAATTACCATTGGGAATATATTCTCTGACATCATTGATTTCTTTTTCTTCAAGCTTACCTTCTCTTATCCATTTAGTGTAAGCCATTGCTCCATTATAAATACCTACATTAAAACTTTTACCTTTGTTACTTTGATAATAAATATTTTTACTTTTAAGTTCTTTCATTATGTCTAACAAATTACTTTTAGTTCTTGTTAAGATTAACCACTTACCTTTTGTAAGATCTACTTGTCCTAAATTATTGATGTGAGACGCAAAACCCTCTTGCGCCCTTGGCAGGTATTCTTTGTGTTTCCTGATGCCTGATATACGACCCACTGCTATTTGAGATTGTTCCTGCACTGCTCTTGATACTCTTCTCGAATACCTTAAAACACGTTCATTTGCAGGTTCTTTTATAAACCTATTAACATCAGCTCCAGCCCAAGCAAATATAGCTTGGTCGTCATCGCCAGCTAAATACATGTCGTCACAATTTTCTCTTAACTTATCATACAGCTGCCATTGTAATGGAGACAAGTCTTGTGCTTCATCAATAAAAATAGCTTTTAGTTTAGGAATCTTACCTGAGTTTATAACTTTTTTAATTAGATCATTGAAATCTAATAGGTGCATTTTCTTTTTGTACTCTTGCAGGTTTATGTGAATATGATTTAGAGTATGCCAATCAATATCTTTTCTATCGTGTTCATTAAGATCAAACTCTTCTCTTATAGTTATGTCTTTGTTAATAGCTTTACCTATCATTTGAAAATAAGGATTGTTACAAGTTAAGAAATGTGTTTGTTCATCATTGTATTTATCATTAAAGTTAACTCTTACATTTAATTTCTTACCTAAAGCTTCATAGTGATGAGGTTGAATAATAGCACTCTCATTTAAATTTAATAAGTGAAAACAAAATGCATGAAGTGTTTGAAAATATGGAACTTGTTTTTCATCTACACCAATTCTATTTCTAGCTTCTTTTGCAGCTTTCTTTGTAAAAGCAAAGTAACCTATCTTGTGATAAGGTGTGCCTGTTCTTACATAAGCATTAACTCTTCTAATCAATCTAAAAGTTTTACCTGTCCCAGGTGGACCATATATTTTAATAGGTTCTTTCACTATACTATGTTCTGTTTATCTTCTATTTCTATTTTTTCTTCTGGTATTTCTTCTCTCATCAAATCATCTGCAGGCATTTTTATACACCTAACCGGTGGAAATGATTTTTCACTTTCACCTTTTGGAAATCTTTTTTGAAATCCAAACTCAGCTTTGAAATGACTTTTAATTAAAGTTGCAGTTCTTGGTCTGTCTTTTGTCCATTCATTTCTTTTTATCTCTTCATAAAATTTATCGTAGTCAAAGTAATAATGCTCTTCATCTTTCAAGACAGCACCACTTTTAAATGAAGCATACGTTGTAGCCTCTGGTCCATTGACATAATCCTCTAAGTATTTCTTTAACATCTCAATAGGATTAGTACCAGCAGGTGGCTTAATATCCTCTTTAGTGGCCCATAGAGCGTCTAGGATGGGCTGGTATTCATTATTCTTAATGATAGGAGGAAATATTGATGTTTGGTCTGCTATAAGCGCTCTCATCTCTTTCATTTCTGAGATCTTTTTTATATGTTTTGCATGTATTTGAACAACTTTACTGTCAGATAATTCTACATTAAAAAAATATTCTGGATCAGGCCTGTAACATATTTTTATTAAACCTGATATCTGAGGCCAACTACTTTCTCTATGACTTCCAATACCATATTTTCTACGTAGACAAGTTCCCTTTGCACAATAAGAAGATATAGGTATGTCATGACAAGTATGTCCAGCTGTATCTTTACTCCAGCTTTTTATTTTTTGATTTACTTTGTCATCACCCCATACTTCATCATATTTAATAAAATCTCTTGCAGCATTTAAAACTTTTTTACCCCACTCGTCTTTAAATTTTTTCTTAGCAAACACCATGTAGTTAAATAAAAATCTATCTCTTTCATCTTTTAATTTGATTCCTGATTCCTGAACCTGTTTGCATATCATCTGTAAACATGGAGGACCATCTAATAAATCTTCTGGACCACCAGTTAATATTTCTTTTACCTTTTTGTTTGATACTTCTTTTAATGATTCTTTTGTTTGTAAATTATCTTTTACTACGTTTATAAAATCTTCAAACTCTAGTTCTGTTCCATCTGGTAATAATGCTTTACGTTCTGTTTTCTTGAAATAAGGTAAGTTAATAAATGATCCAGAGGTTCTAACATTATCTTGGTTCATTCCTAGTTGTGTTTGTTTAGGAAATATTTCTGTCTTAGAAGATAGTCCAAATAAAAATAATAAGTTTTGTAAAAATTCTCTAATTAAAGTTGCAGGTACTTTTTCTGCTGTAAATACATAAATGTGAAGACCATTACTTTTTGATTTAATTGGTACAACAGGTAGATCTTTGTCTTGAATTACTTTTAAGTAGTGATGAATATCAAAACTAGAATAATCAGATGGATCAATGTCAATTGCACCAAAGCTAGCCATACCTTTGTCATCACATGCTTGTATACCTATTGCACGTTTACCATCTAAATGATCTTGATAATCTTGATCAGATATATTTCTTTTAGACCAGCCATAATCGCCTGGATCAAATTTTAATTTGTTTGTTTGTGGATCATGGTAACCATTGTTAACATTGCAGAAACCAAAGTCTCTTTCTAACCCACCAAAGTATTTTCTAAATTCTTTCATAATTTATACGGCGCCTCCAGTCTCCCTTCAGCGCCGTTGTTATAACAGTTTATTATACTATGTCTTGCTTTTTTTGACCAGCATCGTATTTTGGTTTAGCAACACCTTTAGAAACTGATTTCTGAAGTTGTGCTGCTATCTCATACATAGACGCATCATCTTTATTAGCTATATCAAGATTTCTTACTCTTGATGGTTTGTAGACATGCCAGCTTTTACTTCCCGCTGTTCTTCCAAATGTGTTTAACTTATACACAGCTGAATAACTTGCAGGATTAAATGAACCTTGATCATCTGAGAATCTCAGATTCTTAATAAGGTTATTTAACTCCCTCGCTGGAGATAAATTAGAAGATCTCATTGGGACCACTGCAGGTTTTAACTCACCATCTACCATTGCTAGTACATAGAAGTATGCAGTCTTCTCAACATAGTTACCATTTGGTAATCTATATCTTCCATTTTTTTCTTCCACAGCATCGGCTGGAATCTCTAAATGAGTTCCTACTGGAGCTGAAGCACTATCGCCTCTCTCCTGCCATTCGGGATACCTAGTTTGTGCGTGAGCAATTATGATATCTAATCCCTCTTCACCACTTATAAGTTTACCAAACCCTGATGCATAAATCATACCAGGTTTAGCTCCTTCTACATGCTTGGCGTCTCTCTCATTACATTCAGGTGACAGCTGATGTAAGATCTTCAGAATCGGTGTTGATACGTCATCTGATTTAATCTCTTCAGCTCCTTTACCAGAGTCTGCTCTGAGATTTATTGTTGCTAATGCACCTGCATCAGCCTTCTTTGCTACTTGACTTTCCATAGATTCTCCTTTGTTAGTCTATTAGTCTGTTGATTTAGATTTGTTAGTTATCTTAGTTTGATAACCAGCAAACGTACTGAAATACTCTGAAGGAATCTGACCACCACGTGTATGGAGATCCTCCAGAGCAACTCTAAGGGTTCCGGCATGAACAGAAACTTTTTGTTCCGGTTCATAACCTTGTCCTCTTGCAAGGGTAGCATATTGCGTCGCCTTGGTATCTTCGTCCTTTCCAAACCTCACTGTGATTTCATTTTTCACAATGTTGCCTAGTCCGTTCTCTCGAAGCCATTGATATGCCTCTGCTCTTTTAGCTGCTAGAGCATTAGCAAAAAACTTATTAGATATTTCTATTTCAGAACCATCTTTTAATTTCATAGTTTTAAGATTCATAGCATTCATCATATCTGGAATTACTACTTGTGAAAAATATTTTTCACTCTCTTCTAAATCTTTAATTCTATCTTTATAGTTTTGTATCTCTTGTTGTATGTCTTGAAGTTTTTTTATTTCGTCTGTTAGTTTTTGGGGTTCTGTTTGCGTCACCTGACTGGGCGCATCAGCTCTTAGATTGATCGTCATGTTACTCCTTAATAGTTTAATAGTTTAATTTATATTTGCACTATCGTATATATAGGAGAATTTGTATATGTCAATACTAGTTTTGAAAAATATTTAATTCAATTGGATAATAAGAAAATTGTCTTCTATCGTACTTTAATAATTTAAATTTACCATTTGTAAGATCAGAAGCTACTGCACATACAACACCAATTATGGCAGGATCGCCATAAAGTAATAAGTAATCATCGGTTGTAAAATCTTTTAATGAGTTTTTTATTTCCATCACCATTGGACCTGGTGTAAATTGCATTTGTTTTAAACGAGGAAACAAAATCTTAATTTCGCCATACTTTAATGCAGGCGTAATATCAATCTTAGGTTGACCTGTTTCTCTATCTGTAGGAATTTCTTGTACTAAATAAACTTTGCTCATTGACTTTTTTCTTTCTATACACTATATAACTTTTTAGAAAGAAAAGTAAACAACTATGAATGTATTAGACAGTAAAATTAATTGGTATAAGTTTAAAACAAGTCCTTATAAACATCAACTTGATGCTTTAGAACGGTCGTGGGATAAAGAATACTTTGCGTACTTTATGGAAATGGGTACCGGTAAATCTAAAGTCTTAATTGATAATGCAGCTATGCTTTATAACCAAGGCAAGATAAATGGTTTACTTCTTATTGCACCAAAAGGTGTTTATAAAAATTGGTATGAAGATCAAATACCTACACACTTACCTGACTATATAAATAAAAAAGTTGTTCTTTGGAAAAGTTCAGACAAGACTCATGAACAAACAAAAAAATTAAATACATTATTTCAACCTGGTACAGAGTTTCATGTGTTGATTATGAATGTAGAAGCTTTTTCTTATGACTTTGGTAAAGAATTTGCTCGTAGATTTTTAGACTCACACAATGCAATAATGGCTGTAGATGAATCAACTACTATTAAAACACCTACTTCTAATAGAACTAAAAATATTTTAAAACTAAGAACCCTTGCTAAGTACAGAAGAATACTAACAGGTTCACCTGTAACTAATTCACCATTAGATTTATTTAGTCAATGTCAGTTCCTTGGTTCCTGGCTCCTGAAGACAGATTCTTATTATGATTTTAGATCTAGATACGCAGAAATGAGAACAATTAATCTTGGTAGTCACAGCACTAACATTGTTGTTGGTTATAGAAATCTTGGAGAGTTATCTAAATTGATTGAACCTTTTTCAATGCGTGTATTAAAAGACGATTGTTTAGATCTTCCTCCTAAAACATTTATGAAACGTCAAATAACAATGACACCTCAGCAAGAAAAAACATATAAGGCTATGAAAAAATATGCAATGGCACAGCTTGAAGGAAAAGCATTAACTACTAATAATGTAATGGTTCAGTTAATGAGACTTCATCAAATTCTTTGTGGTCATTTTACTGCTGATGATGGAACAATTCAAGACATACCTAATCATAGAATAACAGAACTTATGGAAATATTATCTGAAGTAGAGGGTAAGGTTGTTATCTGGTCCCACTATCAAAGAGATATTGAAACTATACTAAAAGCTATTAGGAAAAAATATGATCGTGATGATATTGTTGTAGACTACTATGGTAAAACTTCGATGGAAGATCGACAAAATAATATAAAGAAATTTCAAGAAGATGACAACTGTAGATTTTTTGTAGGTACTACGCAAACCGGCGGTTATGGTATCACACTCACTGCAGCCAGTACAATGGTTTATTATTCTAATGGTTATGATCTTGAAAAAAGATTACAATCAGAAGCTCGTATTGATCGTATTGGACAAGAGTATCCAATGACTTATATTGATATAGTAACAGAAGATACTATTGACACTAAAGTTGTAAAAGCTTTACGTAAGAAATTAAATATTGCTTCAGATATTATGGGCGAAGAATTAAAAACTTGGATTTAAAAAAAGAAACCTTTATCTAAAACTTTTTCTAGCAACAGAAGTGATACTGCCCCAACAGTACCCAATAACACCCAATAGATCTTGTCTATCTTACCACCCAAATCGTGTATACCATCGTGCATATGTTTAACATCTTTTTTTAATCCAGTAATATATCCGTAAATAGAAAGTAAATGCTCTCTTGTAGTTTTGGGGTTTAATTTAGACATTTGTTATGCCTCTTGATCTTAATCTTATTTGTTTTTCTTCAGAACTTAACAACGCTTCCTCTAATGGAGTTAGTCCCCCTGCATTTGCAGAAGCCATTTGAGTTTGATTTAAAATGTTTTGTCCTTGAGTAATTGTTTGATTGTTAGGCATTGCAGAAGTAACTGATGTCGGCAATGGTGGTGTAGGTGGTGCAGGTGGTATTAAATATTGTAGAGGATCAATATTAAAAGGTTCACCTAATTGTAATTGTCTTAACTCTCTTCTTATTTCATTTAGTTCAGGTAGTGCTTCTCTAAATGGATTATCTTCACCAAGATTATTTGCAATGTCTCTAAATTTTTTTGCAATTTCACCTGATGGAACATAAGGATCAAATCTACCTCTTCTTAAATTATTGTAATCTTCACTACTAATTTGTCTTTCATCAAACTGTCTTCTTAAATCATTATTTTCTATACCTAATGTTTCAGCCGCATTTAAATCATTATACATATTTTGTTGTACATCAAACTTAGCTTTATTTGATTTTATATATCTTAAAATAATATCATTAGGATCAACAGATCCACCTTTTAATAAACCAAAATAACCGCCAGTAAATTCTCTTCTCGCATCCCTGATACCTCTTTGGTAACCAGAAATTTTAAAACCCATTGACTTTAATGGATCAACTTTAATAGGTCTAAGTCCCATGAAGCCTGCTATCTCAGGTCCGACATCCAATACATTACCCCTTGCATCCGGTGTTTCTGTTGCAGCTTGAGCTAGTCTTACAAATTGTTTGTATGATGGTGCTAGTGCATTTCCTAAATGTAAAAATCTAATTGCAGCTTTGTCACCAGCAGATGTTTGATCTGTATATAATCTTCTACCATCTTTAGTTACTCCACCTCTAACCGTTAAATCTCCTGCAGCTTCTGTCCAAATAGATTCTGAAATAAATGGGTTCATAATTTCAGCACCTGCTTCGTTAACTCCATTTACAAAACTATCTAGTAACTGTTTATCATTTGCTTGACCATCCTGAATGTTATTTAATAAAGTTCTAAGAGGTCTAGCTATTACATCGTAAGCATTACTGTGACTAAAGTCTATGTATCTTAATTCACCATCATCATCTCTAATTGGAATCAGTGTAGAGTTCTTGGACCACTCAGGTACAAATCTTCTTAATGCATCTAGTTCGTCTTGAGATATATCATACAAAGCTTTTGCACCTTCTGTTAATGCGACTGGAGCTGCTGTTGTAAACGTAGCAAGACCTAATAATCTTTTTATTCCATCACCATATGCTCCACTATCAAGAGCATTGTTTTTAACAACCTGCTCAGTTCCGTCTTCTAATATTTCTGTAACTGTTAAGCCTAAATTACTTCCTTTAATTCTTACACCTGCTGCTGGTATGTGTCTCATTTCATTTAAACCTAGTTCAGCGATGTTAGTTGTAGTTCTAATCATCTCTGATGGAAAGGACATGAAATTACCTACAGGTAATAGTCTTGCAGTTCTAACTGCAGAACCTACGAATGCATAATTAGGTACAGTATTTTTTACAACGTTAGCTGCTTCTCTGTTAAGCACAGCATCAGTTACATTTATTTTTCTTTTAGCATAACGACTTTTTAGTTTAGCTTTCTCCATTACATAACTAGCTATTTTAAAAGTATCATCCTCAGCTACATACTTACCTTGAAAAAATGATCCTACCTTTTTCAACTTAGCTAACATAGGGTTTAATACTGTGTCTACGTTTGCAGCTTGTTGACCAAATCTAATATCTTGTAACAAAGCTTTTAAATCTCCTATTTGAACTTGTGAGTTTACAACACCAAGCTCTACTAATTCTCTGTAAGCTGCTTGAGCTGTTTCATCTGCAGGACCTAGTTTTAAAAGACCTGTAGTTTCTATTCCTTCTTTAAATGCTTTAGAAAATTCTATTGGATTAAATAAATTACCATTGGCTCCAGCAAAACCAAACGCACTAATTACGTTTCTTATGTGTGTAGGTATAGAAAATACTGTCTTAGCTAATTGTGAAACTCCTTTTGGAAACAATAATAAATTTCTGTACATCCAACTAACAGCAGCTTCAGCGCCTTCTTTACCCTCACCCCTTACAAAACCTTGAAGGCCACCTGCTATGTTGTTTGCATTTTTTATAGCCTCAGCTATTTCAGGTGTAGTAATTTTACCTGCTAAAGGATTAGGTATGTTAGCTGCTTCAGGTATTTTACTTATGACATCATCCATTTTAACAGAAGATATACCTGTGTTTTTTTGATTTACACCTAGCCTAAAAGCATTTTCATCATTCCAAAAAAATCCTCTACCACCAGCTCTTTGCACTTCATCATTTTTAGCTGCTACACTTTTTAAATACTCAGATGTTCTAGATACAGAAGATAGATTAGTTATACCATTAAATATAGAGTACCTTGGATCCTGAACTTCTCCAAATAATTCTCTAAGTTCTTTTGGTGGTAACTTAGTTTCTTTTATTTCTGCTTTTATAAAATCAGCGCCTGGTTTTCCCTCCATCGTTTTGTTAATATATTCATTAAACTTTAAAGCTTTAGGCTTACCTCTAAGACTAGCTTCTCTAAGAATGTCGTCTACTATAACACTAGCTTCTTTTTGATAAGCAGTGCCAGCTATATCAAAAGCTGTATCACCATTTTCTTTTGCAATTTCTCTTCTAAAAAAATTAGTAGCATTATTAATTACTTCATCAGTTGGTTCATATCTTTTAAAGAATTTAAATATACCTTTGCCTTGGTCTTCAAATATTTTGTATGTACCACCTATCCAGCCATTGACTCTACCTTTTAATAAAGACTGAAGTTCTTTAACACCTTTACCTAATTTTGATCCTGAAACATTGTTGTCTAATATATTTATTAAATTAGTAAACTCACCTCTAGCATTATTAATTCCATTAACAATTAATTGTCTAGACTCTTCACCTACATTACTTTTTCTCATAAGATCTAAAAGACTATCTAATTTTTTAGGATCAACCCTGTCTCTAATATTACCTTCAAATAAAAGTTCATTAAGACCTTTTAAAAATTTTTCTTTTTCCACTTGCACTGATTTGTTAAACATTACTTCTGATTGAGGATATATATTATCTACTTCTCTTGTAATATTATCTACAATTTCTTTTGCTCTTATTGTATCTCTAGATTTTAAAGCTTGTTTAAATGTTTCTTCTCCAAATAATTCTTTTGTCATACCACCTTGAGGAGTAAAAGGTGCTCTTACATATTTATCTAACCATCTTGCAAATTGAGAATTACTATAAGCAAGATCTTTACCTCTGTTAGCTAATAATTTAGCTGACTTTCCTGCACCGTATACAAAAGGAGTAACTAATAAAGATTCAGAACCAAACTTAAGTCTGTTTAATAATTTTCTTGTAGCGTCTTCTCTACCAAAACTTTCTTCTCTGTCCATTTTAGTTGGGCCACCACCAAACAAATCACCAAACGATCCAATGTTTTCTACATCAGCTACAAATGTTTCACCCGCTGCACCACCAGCCACTGCTGCTGCGTATCTAAACTTCTTAGATTTTTTATTTAAATCTCTAGCTTTGTTTATTGCTGATAAAACAGGAGCTCCTCTTAGATTAGCATAAGCATTAGCTTTCTTTGCTCTAATTGCTTTTGCTGTAAGATTTCTAGCTACCTTGTTTGCTGCTTTGAATCCAATGGCGCCTGGTACACCAACCTGTACTAGTGTTTCAGTAAGTTTACCTATAGCTCTTTCTTCTGCTATCTCTTCAAATGGATTTAGTTTATCAAAAAATTCTTCTACACTTGCTGCTGTGTTTGTGTCAGCTCCAAGATCAATTAGTTCTGCTGCAAGAGAGACTACACCTTCAGGTATTTTTAGTAGACCGGATGCAATACCAGAAGCGGCAGCTGTGTACCACGCTGTATCATTGTTTTCTTCGGCGTTATTGAGAGGTAAAAACTCTGCCATTTAGACTCCTATGCTCCGGTGCCAAAATCGTCAGGCTTATTTTTTCTTATTTCTTCTATTATTCTTCTTTGGTCATCACTTAAAACTTCAAATCTTTCATCTATCTCAGCATCTTTTTCTGCTTTTGTACTACCTTTTGGTGGATCTGGTTTTACATAGGTATCAATATCTATTACTTGGAAACCATAAGTACCATCAGTTTTTTTATTGTATATTTTAACTTCACCAGTATTTACATCATAATAAACTTTACCAACTTTTTTATTGTTTCCTTTTTTAATCAATGTAGATTCTTGAGGATCATTAGGTCCGTTTAAGAATCCATCGAACTGAGATCCAAATTTTTCTAAAATTTTAGTTTTTAATTTTTCATTTTCAAACTCAGCTCTGTTTTTAGCTTGTAAAGTATCACCTTCATAAACTTCTATGAAATCTTTTTCTGTGTATCTTTTAGCTTCTTCTTTTGCTTCTCTATCTGCCTCTAATTGTTTATCAATTATTCTCTCTCTAAACTCTTGGTCATCTCTAATTTTTTCTAGTTCAAATTGTTCTTTTCTCTTAATTTGTTCTAGTTCAAAAGCTCTGCCTTCTCTAATTAATTTCTCTTCGTATTCTTTTTTTTGTTGATTATCTAATTTTTGATAAGCTCTAGCTTTATCTGCCACGGCTTCATTATAATCTCTTTTGTCTTGATCTTTTAAATCTTGATAAGCTCTTTGATCATTTAAAAATTTAACTTGATTTTCTTGATCCATATCTTGTAGATTTAATTTAAATCTTTTATCTTCTGATTTTTCCTCTGCTCCTAAAGCAAGTTTAGTTGCTGCCATTCTAAGATCTCTATTGTATTTAGCTTTTGCATCAGCACCTTTTATTAATTGTTGAGTAGCTGGTTGTAATCTGTTTACTGCATCTGCAAAACTAGTAGCTCCTGCAACACTTGGTCCAGCAGTAAGTAAAAAACTTGTTAAAGGATCCATTCCTCCATAATTACCAGCCCCTGCTCTAAGTTCTTCTATATATTCAGCTTGAGTTTTTGGTGTACCAACCAATGCATCTATGTCCATATTTTCATATATCATAGGTTTGTATTCACTAACTTGTGGTAATGGATTAGCAAGATCTATACCTTCTTCTGTAACCCCTGATGCACCTTTCATTTGTGCAGTGCTACCTGGTAAAAAACCATTAGCAGCTTCTGTTCTATCTACGATACCAGTCATAATGCCAACGCCGACATTACCACCTTTTCTAAACATTGGTCTTTTAAAAGTTCTCATATTAACTATTCAATACGCCTGGTTGATTAAATGCTCTGTAAATACCAGCCAACGTTCCACCTGCTCCTATTGCTGTCATCATAGGATTAGGACTTGGCATGTTTGTAGTTTGCGTTTGACCTGGGTATCCAGCAATCAAACTTGTTACACCTTGACCATATTGTTGTGCAGCTGTTAATGGTTGTTGTAATTGTTGTTGGGCTAATTGTTGTTGTGCTCCTAATTGTGCTTGTTTTAATGCTTGGTTCTGTGCACCAAAAGTAGACAACGCTCCAATATCTTGACCTAAAAATTGTTGTTGTTGACCAGCTAAGTTTAATTGTTGATTACCTAAAGTTTGTTGATTTATGAAAGCTTGTTGTGCTGCGTTTTGAGCTTGACCAAAACCTTGCTGTAATAACTGTGCTTGTAATGCTGCTCGGTTCCTGTCGCTTGTTGCCTGATACTCTGCTCTTTGCACACCTTCTCTACCTCCACCAAATGCACCAGCATTAATTGCTTGAGCTGCTAGTGTAGGTAAACCTTTTGCTGCTTGTGTATCAAATTCTGTTAGTGTTGCGTTAATTACATCCTGTTGATAAGGAGACATAAACTGTTGGTAAGCTTGAGGTCCTGTTAAACCACCAGCTGTTGTTTGTGCAGCTGCAGCTTGATTTAAAAAAGGTTGATATGCACCAATACCTTGAGT